TGTGCAGCCATTTTAGAGCCTTTGATGAAATGGGGCCTTTTCGCAACCGCAAGAGAAGAGGCCCTGCGCCATATACGGAAGCAGTCAACGCGAGAGAACACAATGCAGACGCCACATTAAACGGCATAATATCACTTCCTTATTTTACGCGGAAAACCGAAAGAATCAGGCTTACTATCTTCTTTATTACGCGACGCTGGTATCGTGCGCGCTTTTCAAAATATTCTGGGTCGTTATACATTCCCATGGAAGCACGCCCTCGTGGTGAAAATGGTTGATTTATGAGAGATAATAGGTGAAACAACTTGAACGGAGGATACATAGATGCAACGCTTATATCAAGACGCAAAAGCCAACGCCGATAATATCACTGCAGAAGACCGCGCATTCCTTGAGGCCATTCAAGATGAAGAAAAACGGAGAGCAGTCATTGAACTGCTGAAAGGAGCAAAAAGATGAAGATTTTATTTTGCATTTGCACAGCGTTATCCATGTTCTTTAGCGTGTGGGCCGTTCTCGGGCAAATCAAACTGCGTAAAATGAGAGACAGGTTAAATGAGCTTGAATGCTGCCAATATCCCCAGCAGAAGAGAGCCGCCAGCGAAGAGCATCGATGCAAAGGATACCCATTTGTTGACAATAGCATAATGTTCCATTTTTGCATTTTCTTGACGGATATATTGCTGTTCGCGGCGCTTCTCCTCATGTTCTGCGCTTAGTTTTGCATAATAAGCTCGCCCAATTGGCGTAATTTTTACTGATGAATGCGCCGCAAGAGACCCGGAAATATATCCGCCGTGCAGCAGCAGCCGCAACGAGCCGGACGTCTCCTGCACGGATTTGTCAGTATTCATCAGCGCAGACCATTCCATTTCACCGCCGCTCTCAAAGAGGGCTTTCAATACGTCGAACTCAGACACAATCAATCCCCCTTGATCCCGAGCAGCGTGCGGATCGCCTCTTTTGTGCGGAGATCCGCGTCATGGTATGCCTGCAACAATTCAGAATCGGTATAGTTTAGGCCGTCGTCCTTCGGGGCGGCGGTCTCTTTTTCTGCGCCGAGCACGCGGTCGACGGTCACGCCGAAGTAGTCCGCGATCTTTTGGGCGGTTTCAACGTGGACGGTCTTCTTTCTCCCCATCTTCAAATCGGTAATAAGCCCCTTGCTGACGCTTGCTTCCGTGCACATTTTACCGGGCTTTACGCCTTTCTCATCGCATAGTTCCTTAATATTCTCGTACAGATTAGACATAATAGCCCCTCTAAAATTGTGTAAGGATACAAATGTACCCCACTGAGTAAAAATCTTCTTGAAAAGTACCCCGCTGGGTGCTATTATCTAAACATGGCGATACCCCATCAAGTACTAATCAATGTTTGGCGGTACTTTCATTATAGTACGTTTTGGGGAACTGTCAAGAGCCTTTTGCGATAGGGTGAGGCAAACACGCGGTTGAGAATGCGGCGGGTCGCCTTCCCGCCGTATCTCGTCACACTTTGTTTCCGCCGCGTTGCGGGTGCAGGCGAGCACCCCTCGGCGCGGTTGAACGGCTTCGTATGAGAAACGGGTGCGCTGACCGCACCGCTGTCCGTTCAGTTACCGGGAACACAGGAAATTAGGCATGAAGCCTGCGATAGCCGAAGTGGCCTGCATGGGCATCACCCCTTTCCGCACGTGCAGCTTTATTCTATCACAAAAGGTTCTCTAATTCAAACTATTTGAATGGAGGGAATGACTTGTTTTACGAACTGCTGAAAGAAGTGTGCAAGAAGAAGCGCACGAGCCCAAGCGCGGTGTGCCTTGCGCTCGGCATGAGCAAGAGCAATGTGACGAAGTGGAAAGCAGGGAGAAGCCCGAAGATCGACACCGTCGTGCGCATTGCGAAGCACCTGAACGTGCCGGTGACACGGCTGATCCCGAAAGAGTGAGGAGGGCACATGAACGCCCAAGAATAGGAGCGAAAAGATGAAAGAAATCAAAGTGAAACTGACATTTACCGAGCCGATTCTCGGCACAAGCCCTGCGAATCCTGATGTTTACCGTGAGTTTATCGGTAGCAAATCCCCCGACGCTTTGAGCGTGGAAGACGAAGTTGCGGCGCTTGGCGCTGATGCGGTGGCAGAAAAATCCATGACCGTGTTCCCCCGGCTGGATGACGGTACACCATTTTTGTATGACTACCAGATCAAGGGATTTTTCAAGGACACCTGCGGCGGCCTGCGTAAGGTTAAGGGAACTGCGAGCGAGAAAATCAAGGCATACAAGAAGGAAATTGATAAGTTGATTTTCCCAGAGCCGCGCACCATTCCGCTGATGTTTGCCGGTTCCGTCGGTGAGTGCCAGCGACCGCTGAGAGCACAGACCGCGCAGGGTAAGCGAGTAAGCCTTGCTATGAGCGAGGAAATTCCCGCGGGCGCTACGTGCGAGTTTACCGTCGTCTGCCTGTGCGATGACCACGAAAAGGCCGTGCGCGAATGGCTGGACTACGGACGCTTTTCCGGCATCGGCCAGTGGCGGAACAGTGGGAAAGGCCGCTTCCGCTGGGAAGAAATCGAATAGTGCGAGGGAGTCGCAGCGACGTGCCCGGCACGGCATTGCAATGGCATGGTAACGCTGGGCCCTGCGTAGCATAGCAAAGGAGATGCAAGGATGGGAAGTGACATGAGTAGCAACGGAAGGGTTTAGCGGTGAAAGGCGTTGGAAAAGCGACGAAAAGCTATGAATAGTGATGAAGCAAAGGAAAAAGCCCTGTTCAGCGTAGCAGGCCGAACAGGGCAGCGGAACAAATCTCACCACAAGATATTGTGTTCCTGCGGACAGTATAACACGGACGCAGGGGGAAGGCAAGGTCAAATGACAATCGAAGAAATGCTTGCATCGGACAAGCCGGTGCTGACACCGGCGGATATCGCGCCGGTACTCAGGCGGAAGCCCTATTCGATCAGTATTGCGGCGAAAGACCACCCCGAACAGCTCGGGTTTCCGGTCAGCCGCATCGGAACGATCACGGTCATCCCGCGGCTTTCGTTCCTGAAATTTCTTGGATATGAGGTGGAGGCATGATCGACACGTTGTTTTTCGGCGTCATCGCCGCTGCGGTGATCGCACTCAACGGCTGCGACTTTACGACGGGTCTTGCCGTCATCGGCGCGTGCGCTGTGTGCAAGGTGCTGTATGAGCTGCTGCCGTTTATCGACAGGGGGTGCAGACGATGAGACGTCACGACAAGCGCACGAGAGAGCAGCGCAAGGCGGACGAGGCGATGCTTTTTGCCGGTATCTGCCTATTGCTGGCGGCGGTGCTCATCGCGGTCTCGGCGATGATGTGATGTACCGCTGCGAACGGTGCGGGCTGACCGTTGACATGCCCGACGTCCTGCGCAGGCGCGAGAACCTTGACGGGGAGCGCGGCGTGGAGACGCAAACGATACTATGCTGCCCCTTCTGCGGGGCGGAAGACATCGAGGTAAAGAAAGATGAAGATGCAGAAGATATCGACGCTCGGGATGAGCCGCGAGGAGTGGCTTAAAGAGCGCAAGAAGAGCCTCGGCGGCAGCGACATGGGCGCGGTGCTGGGCCTGAACAAATACCGCTCGCCATACACGGTATGGGCGGAGAAGACCGGCAGGCTCGGTGAAGAGCCGGAAAACGAGGCGATGCGGCAGGGGCGTGACCTTGAGCAGTACGTCGCGAGCCGCTTTGAAGAAGTGAGCCGCATGCCGGTGCGCCGGATGAATTACCTGATGCGCCGCAATGACTGCCCACACCTGCATGCAAACATTGACCGAAAGGTGGTCGGGCTTAACGCGGGCCTTGAGTGCAAGACGGCAAGCGCGCTGAGCCTAAAGCGCTACGAGGGCGGGGACTTTCCCGAGAGCTACTATGCACAGTGCGTGACGTATCTTGCTGTGACCGGCTGGGCGCGGTGGTATCTCGCGGCGCTGGTGCTCGGCAAGGGCTTTTACTGCTACCAAATCACGACGACCCAAACCGATGACACACCGGAATGGTGCGAGAGCAGCGTATATGTCAGCCCGGAAGAGATCGAGACTCTGAAACGCTGCGCCGCGGACTTCTGGCACGACTACGTGGAGGCTGACAACCCGCCGCCGATGGACGGCGACGCGAGCACGACCGAGGCGCTTGAGAGCATCTACGAGGGCGGCGGCGGTGACGTGGAGCTGTTCGGGCGCGAAAGCCTTGTTGAGCAGTACCAGTCCTTGATGAGCCGCAAGAAAGTCATCGAGAAGGACGCGGACGCCATCAAGCAGCAGCTCATGAAAGACCTCGGTGACAATGAGCGCGGATACTGCGGGCGATTCACGGTCGACTGGAAGGGGCAGAGCCGCCAGACATTCGATGCGAAGGCGTTTGCCAAGGATCATCCAAACATGGACTTGAGCAGCTACTACAAAACGACAAATTTCCGCAAGTTTGCGGTGAAGGAGGAAAAGGAAAGATGAAGGAAGGATTGATTCAGAACGCGCAGGGTGCGCAGGCCGTAAAGAAAGGCAATCCAACGATGCAGCAGTACATCAAGCAGATGGAGGGTGAGATCGCAAAGGCGCTGCCGAGCGTCATCACGCCGGAGCGCTTCACGCGCATCACGCTTTCTGCTCTGAGCGCAAACAAGCAGCTCGCGCAGACGACGCCACAGAGCTTCCTTGGAGCGATGATGACAGCAGCACAGCTCGGCATGGAGCCGAACACGCCGCTTGGGCAGGCGTACCTGATCCCGTACCGCAACCACGGTCAGCTGGAATGCCAATTCCAACTGGGATACAAGGGGCTTATTGACCTTGCATACCGCAGCGGTGAGGTCAGCATCATTCAGGCGCAGGTCGTTTACGAGAACGACGAGTTTGAATATTCCTTCGGCCTTGAGCCGAAGCTCAACCACAAGCCCGCCTGCGGCGAGCGCGGCGAGCCGAAATTCATCTACGCAATGTTCCGCACAAAGGACGGTGGCTTTGGCTATGACGTGATGAGCGTTGAGGACGTTCGTAACCACGCGAAGCGCTTTTCCAAGGCCTACAGCAACGGGCCGTGGCAAACGAATTTCGAGGAGATGGCGAAGAAGACTGTGCTCAAGCGCGTGCTCAAGTATGCGCCGCTCAAGAGCGACTTTGTCCGCGCGGTGGCGCAGGACGAGACCATCAAAACGAAGATCAGCGAGGACATGTATTCCGTGAGCGATGACACGGTCATCGAGACGGAGAACTTCACCGTGGATGAGACGACCGGCGAGGTCATCGAAAGCGATGGTGACGCACAGTGAGCATGAATCGCGTGTGCCTGATGGGACGCATCGGGCGTGACTTGGAGCTGAAAAAGACGCACAGCGGCGTATCCGTTGTGTCGTTCCCTCTTGCCGTTGATCGCAACGGCAAGGAGGGCGGCACAGACTGGATCGATGTTGTCGCATGGCGCGGCACGGCAGAAGTGCTCTGCAACTACGCCGATAAGGGTCGCATGATCGGCGTCGAGGGGCGCTTGCAGATGCGCGACTGGACGGACAAGAACGGCAACAAGCGCAGGAGCTACGAGGTGCAGGCTGACAGCGTGTATTTCGCGGACAACAGGCGCTCGGAGGGTAACGATACCGCCGCACCGCAATACACCACAGAGAGCGCCGCAGGCGACTTTGCAGAGGTCAGCGAGGACTACGGAATGTTCCCGTTTTAAGGCGGTGAGCAGATGCCGAATAGAATCATCAAAGAGAGCTTATGCTCAAGCGAGAAAATAGCATCGCTTTCGG